TTTTGACGGTAGAAGGAGTTCTCTCTGTGTATACCGCAGGAGTATTGCTCACCATTGCTGGTTATATGATGGGCATGCATATCGGCGTCGCTCTTGGCGTCATTCGTAAAATTTAATTGGAGTAACAATCATGGATGCAATCCTTGCTGCTGTAGATTTGGCCGGCGTTTCTACCTGGGTGATCGCTTCGGGCGTTCTGATTATCGGCATCGCAATGGCGTTTAAAGGTATCGACCTTGGCAAGCGCGGCGTTAAAAAGGCTTAACTGCCTGGGAGGGGGGCAGCAATGCCCCTTTCGTTAATTATGGAACAACTAGCGATTACCTCAGCCGATATAGCCTTGCTAGGTTATTCGCTTGTATTCATTGGCGGGGTTATAGGCGGATGGGCATTTATACTCGGTATGCAACAGCGGTTTTAATCGCAACCTTTCTTTTTGGCAGTGCACAAGCTGCCACTCGTACAGGCTTCAATCCTTCCGGCGCTTCCGTTATCTCACAAGCGCCAAGCTCTGGAACTATCACACTTCCTGACGGCGGTTTAGGTTTGGTCGGTCCCGACCGTTACTATGAACTTCAGCCTGGACAGGGATTTACCGGCGGTCAATCTGTTGGCCCGACTATTCGCCCGGCACCTGTTAGCACTGTAGGTCAGGTCCAGTTTCCTTATGGCCCTGCTGCTGCACTTCCAAACGAAAAAATCCCGGGCACTGTAAAAATCCCAGTTAAACCTCAGGTCAAGGTTACTAAGCCGAAGCTCATCACTGCCTTGAAAAACGGCCTTAAGGCTAACCCCGGCGCCATCGCAATGCAGGTTGCTACGGGCGCTGCCGTTGCTGCCGTTGGCTGGGTTATGTCTGACGATCAGACCAAGCTGCAAAGGAAAACTGAAACTGTAGACGGCATTCCCGTTTCTGGAGCTAGTACTGGCAGCATGAATGCTTGTGCTTATCCACCTGCTGAAGTTCTATCCAAGATAAAGGTTGTCACTACCGGAGGCGTTACTTATGCCATCGGTGCTTTTCCTTCTCTGACTGCCCCTTCTAGCGGTATTCCTTCTGGTTACAAATTAGTGGGCCACTGTGTTGGTGGTGGTTTTAATTACTCTCAAGCCGGTTATTGGCCATCTTCGGCCTACCGAGTTATTAGCATTAACGAAATTGTTGCACTAAAAACAGACCTTTCTGACTCTGACTTTGCAGCTATTGATCCATGGGCGAACGCTCAAAGCGCTGCTTGGTTCACCGATATGATCAAAGAGGTTTGCTTAGGTTCTCTCAAGCCCCAGGCTTGTTTCAATGAGATGAAAGAAGGCAGCAAACTTTCTGGCCCTGCGTCCATTGCTGGGCCGTCTGTCACTAAAACTGGCACTTATACAAAGCCTGACGGTTCAACCGGCACGACTAGCAGTGTCACGACCACAAATTATACGTTCAACTATGGCGACAACTATTTCGACACCAAGACGACTACAACCACAACTAACACGATCGACGGCGCTGTCACTTCAACTGAGACTGTTGAGGACACAAGCACGCCAGATGAACTTGCCGATGACCCGGCCCAGGAAGAAGAAGGCGAAGAATCATATACTTTCAATGATTCCGATTTGCCGGCAGTCGAACCTTTCTATATTCAAAAATATCCTGACGGCTTCCAGGGCGTTTGGGACTCTGCCAATACCGACTTCGAACAAAGTGCGTTTGTTTCGTTCTTAAATTCGTTTGTTCCTTCGTTTTCCGGTTCTTGCCCCGCTTTTTCTATGTCTTTCGCAATTGGTGGTATTGCTAACTTCGGGACTCATGGTTTCGGGAATCTTTGTTACGCCTTAGATTTCGTTAAAGTGTGCATCATGCTTGGTGCTTTGTTCCTGTGTCGCGCAATCGTTTTTGGTGGTTGATATGGCAGGAATCTTTCAGTTTTTCACCAGCCTTCTAAAGAAATTTACCGACATCTGTGCGTGGTTCCTGAGCGTTTTTAAGCAGGTATTTATCGACCTTTGGAACATGGTCACGGATGTTTTTTGCTGGGGTTTTGAAAGCGTCCTGGCCATTGCGTCCGGTGCTCTCAATGCCATTGATATTCCGTTTAACCCTCAGACCTATTACGCGATGGTTCCGCCTGAGGCCGCGAACATGCTTGGTTATATTGGAATTACTCAGGCGTTCACGATGGTCGTTTCTGCGCTGTTGATTCGCTTCACTCTCCAAACTATCCCGTTCGTTCGCTGGGGGTCGTAATGCAAAATCTGATCATTGGTAAATCAGGCTCTGGCAAGGGTTATGAGGTTTGCGCTTTTCATATCCTGGTTGCGCTCACCCAGGGCCGCAAGGTCATCACCAACATGCCGCTGAACCTGAAAAAATGGGCGGCCATTGATCCTTCTTTCCCTGCGCTGATTGAGATGCGCAAGCGCGCCTTGCCGATCCGGGGGACTTGGGAACCAACTCGCGAGGAGGGGGCCTTTAACTTGTTCGAGGACGTGGGCCGAGTAGTTCAGCCGCCTGCAACTGCAAGGCCATTTGCCGGCGTTTGGGATTACTTCGATACTTGGCGTCACCCTGAAACGGGTACTGGTGCGCTTTTCGTAATTGATGAGGCTCAGAACGTGATCCCTCGCGGTAGAACCTCGACGGATGTAGAGGAATGGTCTGCCCTTCACCGTCACTTTGTTTGCGACGTGCTGTTCATGACTCAGAGCTACGGCAAGCTCTCCCAGGCGATCCGCGATAACATTCAGATGGTCTATCGGCTGACAAAAAAGGTCGCCTGGGGCCAGCCAAATAAGTACATCCGCAAGGTTCAAGACGGTATCCGGGGCGAGGTTCTCAACGTCACCGAACGGACCTACAATCCTGCCTACTTTGGCCTGTGGGTTAGCCAGACCCAGGGCGGCAGCGGCGAGGAATTTGCCGCCAATGACATCGTGCCATTGTGGAAGCACTGGTCATTTAAGGGTGCTGCAATCTGTGCCGGCCTGTTCGTGTGCTTGGTCGTTTTCAACCTCAACCGCGAGCCTAAACAGGCACCTGTGGCTAAGCCTGTGCAGAATCAAACGGAAGATCAGCCTGCCGTCACTGTGGATCAGCCGCCGCCACCTATCGAAGCCCAGCCCCGTGGCCCGCAGCAGAAAATGCACCCCTACGATGGCAGTACCATGCACTTGCAAGGCGTCGTCTATAGCAAACTCCAGCGCGAGGGCAAGGAGGTCGAATACCTGACTGGCTACGTCGCGATTGCTCAAAATGGTCAGCCCGTCACACGGGTCAGTTTTACCGATCTTCGGACGGCTGGTTATGACATTGAATACCGATCACCTACGGTGATTTTAGTCGGCTTCAAAGGTTATGACGTTGGATACGTTGTGGCCGATCTGCCTCAAGTTTCTCTCGGCTCGAAACTCCCAGCCGCAGAAATAGCGAAACGATGAAACCGGGGGGGCACCCGCTAGCGGGGGGGTGCCCGGTTTTGTCGTGACCGTTCGTCGGGAATTACCATAACGCGTTATTATTAACTGGTAAATAGCATCACGCGTTATTATAATAGTCTCACCAACCAGGGAGACAAAAAATGTCCGATTACAACACCGCTCACGCTTACGAATCCGGCTGCTCTTTCGAGTACATAGCCAAGACGTATTTCGATGATTTTTTAGATATATACTCTGCTTCTGTCCCTCAGCTTCCAGAAATTCCCCTTCTTCCTTCCGCACAAATTCAGGCCATTCGTAAGCGCTATCGCATGCTAGTTGATTGCTTCCTTAATGATGGCGACGTTACTTTGCACGAGCTTCGCGGCTATATCGACGGCGTTTCAATCGCCATCGGTGTTCCGCTTTGTGAGTTCGAATGGCTCCATGATTCCTTTGAGTGGGTAATTAAAAAGCACCAGGAGTCTGCAAAATGAAAGATTCCAACGATAATCAAATCCTCGACCTGCTCGACAAGCCCCGTCGCGGTCGTCCTGTCACTGGCAAGGCCAAGACCCAGGCTCAGATTCAGCGCGAGTATCGCCAGCGCAAAAAAACCAGCCTGGACCTGTTGCCCAGCCTTGAGCAGGCTCTAGCAGGTTTCGAGGTCTGGTATCTGCCTAAGGGCTGTCGCAAGTGGCGCAAATCATCCGGCATAGATTCTTTGTCCTGGGCTGCTGCCCACTCTCATGCTCGTGGTCTTGCTCTCGCTGGTGATATGGTAGGTCCCGACTTTGAAGAACACGGATCTCGCGTCGAGATTCGTCCTGTGATGGTCGAGAAGTTCCCCCGAGGTGATAAACCCGAGCGCGTGCCCTTTCTCAAACGAATAGACCATTTTGAGGACTGAACGCAGTTCCCAGCCTCACCCCCCTACCTTGTCCAACCCGCTTTTCGCTTTCCGAGGCAATCTTTCTCGTTGTGCATTCCAGCCGACGACTAGTCAATGAGCGCGAAGCGGTCAGGGGGGGGACCCCTGCTTTTAATTCTCGGTGGCTTTTTCTACTTGCCGGGTGTACTTTTCGCAGGCCAAAAAAAAACGCGCTCCCCCTTTACCAGCAGAAAACGCGCCCTTCGACAGTCGCGATATTAGGTGTAAAGGACGGCAAGCGCAAGACTGAGGTTTTGCTGTGTCCGCCAAAAAAAGCACTTACGTTCCGCCGCTTTCGGAATTTGATTTCCTTTCCCCCTCCCAGCTTCGTGACGCAATTGCTCGTCGCTCCGCTGCTGCACTCAGCCGCGAAGCGGCGCAGGGCGCCGAAGGCGCCGGGCTTGTCCATATAAAAACAAGTCAGACGCCGCCCGTTTTTAAAGCTTCTGCCCTTGAGCCTTTAAAAATTGTTGCCGTGACTTCCTGTCCTAGCGGTATCCCAAAATCCCGCGAACATTTGACGCCGGGCATTTTTCCCGCTTCCTGCTTTCCATCCAATGCCGCAGCTTTCGAGATTGACCGCGATTTAATGCGGCTCAAGCGTCTAAAAAAGAATGTGATCACTTCGGCACGCCTTCACTCTCGCGAGGTCTCCAGGGGCACAAAGGCTTTGATGGTCACTCTTACCTATGCGGATGAGTGCGAATGGTCGCCAAAGCAGATTGCCCGCTATCTCGACTGCATCAAGCAATGGCTCAAGCGTAAGGGGCATCCGTGCCGTTATGTGTGGGTTTACGAATTGACCAAGCGGGGCCGGCCTCACTACCACGTGCTTTTTTGGTTGCCTAAAGGGCTGACCATGCCCAAAGCGGATAAGCGCGGCTGGTGGCCTTGGGGTCTAACCCGTACCGAGTGGGCGCGCAATGCTGTTGGCTACCTCGCAAAATATGCCAGCAAGGGTAAAGACTCGGATCAGGTTATCCCAAAGGGCGTGCGCCTCTATGGTGTTGGCGGTCTTACTCTGCACTCCCGCCGTGAGCGTGCATGGTGGAATCTGCCAGTTGGTGTTAGGCGTTGGGGCTTTCCCCTATCTCGCTGGCGTCGATGTCCTGGTGGCGGTTGGGTTTCCGGCTCTGGCGAGTGGCGCCCTTCTCTTTGGGTGGTTCAGTTAATCGGAGGGCGAACTTTTGTTTTTCCACGTCCTGAACCCATGCCAGAACCATTTGATTCGTTGCTTCAAGCATTGAAACCTTGGCCTCTGTGCACGCTATTTTGAAGCGCATGTGCAGGTTTTCATCTTCTAGTTTGAGCGTCTTCACGCTGTCTGCTCCTTGTTTTTTTGTAGATTCTGGCCTTTTTTGACAAAAAAACTGTGTTTTCTTCGAGAAAAAAATTGACTTTTTTTGCCGGCGTTTCTACATTTCGCCTTGTTGTTTTTTCTACTTTTCCGCTTTTCTATTTATGCGAGGTTTTACATGATCCGAATTGAGATTGAATCGACCAAGCTCAACCAGCGTTCCGGCGTTTCTAAAGAGACTCAAAAGCCCTATTCCATGCAAGAACAAATGGCTTTGATGTTCCGACAAGGCGAGCGTTATCCGGAAAAAATCAAGCTGACGCTCGACAAGGACTCAGCCGCTTACCCTGTCGGCCACTATATGCTTTCCGATGAAAGCTTCGAGCTGTCCCGCTTCTCGGGTATCCAAATTCGCCCGCGCCTGATTCCGATGGCATCCGCCGTTGCTGAGATCGAGGCGTTCCTTTTGACGCTCAAGCAAAAGGCATCTGCCTGATGTTCTGGCCCCTCGTCGAAACTCTCTTTATTGCCGGCGCTGGCCTTTGGGTGATCGCCTGTCTTGGTTCCGATGTTCGGGCTAAACATCGCCCATTTTTAAACTGAGGCTTCTTGCATATGCCTGAGTCTCTTCAAATTTTGACGGTAGAAGGAGTTCTCTCTGTGTATACCGCAGGAGTATTGCTCACCATTGCTGGTTATATGATGGGCATGCATATCGGCGTCGCTCTTGGCGTCATTCGTAAAATTTAATTGGAGTAACAATCATGGATGCAAT